TATACGTCCCGGGTATTACAACGTGCGATCGAGGAGTGATTAAGAATGGCCTTTATTAATGCAAAATGAACTAGGGCCATAATGGGGAAACAGATAGCTGAACCCATCGGTGCAATTTTATTAACGGGCATTTTATCAATAAAATGCATGCCCTTCACCTTTGGGAGCAAAACCGTGTCTGTTGAGCAAGCTTCAATTGCTTTTAAAAGCTCTTTATTCTCACCAAACAGATAAGCCACGAGCTTTCTAGAGATCCTATCGGAAGCGGAAGACATATCAATCGTCGCCCACTCACCCGAAACAGACCCCTTTAAAGCTAGGTCACGGTTAACCAACTGCGTCGTAAAATTGACGTACCCTGTTGTTAACGGGTGCTTCTCGATGTGCTTGTACAACGCACGCCGAATTGCTTGTTGGTGCCACTGAACCTCGTTCTCCTCAATGCAAATCCCCCTCATCTTTTCGTACGTTTTAGGAACGAATTTAAAACGAGAGGAGGGTTTTTGGTCAGCCACAAGATATTTTTGCGTGGCTTTTTTGGATCGTCTACCTATCCGTAAGGAACGGGGGCGGTCTTCCCACCATTTACGCGCATCTATCTGGTTCGTAATGAATCCAGGTGGCGCAAACGGAGGTTTAAACCACTCGTCAGGATTGAAAACTGACATAAGTTCGTCATACCACACCCTCGGACGATATCGATGGGCGTGCTTCATGGGAGTATTACATGCACCAGGACCAGGCCTCGGACGAAAATCCTGAGCTTGATCTGGATCAAAAGGGTTTAACCCCTCTACGACCCGCCCAATAAGTTTTCGGGCGTCGCGTGCGATATCCCTCACGGGTTCTTGTGACCAGTCGACGTAATTCAAATCGATGTCGGTCTGGATGAAGTCAGTGAGCTGATCACTGAGTCGCTTTTCATCAGCAGTGCCTTGTAATTTTTTAAAGGCAACGCAAAACTGGTAAACCAGCTTCAGGTTCTTTACTGCCAAGCTGGACGTTGGATCTGCGTATATCGGAGCTACTAGCCCACGTAGGAATTGTGGGTGT